CTAGTATTGGGGCTTTGTCTATTAATGAAATAAGACGAATGGAGGACTTAAATAGTGTTGGTCCTGAAGGAGACCAGTTATTTATGCCATTAAATTTTGCTCCTATTGGAGATATTGAAGAGGAGGACAAAGAGTAATGCCGATACCAACTAAAAATACAAACGAAACGGAAGAGCAATTCATTGAGAGATGTGTTGCTGATAAGTTTATGCAAGAGTATGACAATGACCAAAGATTAGCCATTTGCTATGCTCAAATAGAGGATGAGGAGGATAGAGCTTTAGATGATATAAATACTAAGCCAACTCAAGAGATGGCAGACGAAGCTCAACAAGGATTAGAATGGAGAGAAGAGTTTGGAAGAGGAGGAACAGAGGTAGGGGTTGCAAGAGCAAGAGATTTAAAAAATAGAGTAAATCTAAGCATTGAAACTATTAAGAGAATGTACTCCTATTTTAGTCGTCATGAAGTTGATAAACAAGGTCAAGGCTTTTATAGTGGAGACGATGGTTATCCAAGTGCTGGTAGAATAGCATGGGCTTTATGGGGTGGAGATCCTGGCTTTGCTTGGACTAAACGAAAAATGGAAGAGATTGGAAAAGAAGAAAAATCTATAAATATGAATAATAAAGAAATAAGAACAATTGATGTTCAAGATTTAGAAGTCAGAATGGATGGTGAAAATCCAGTTGTTGTTGGCTATGGTGCTGTGTTTAATTCAATGTCAAATGACTTAGGAGGCTTTAGAGAATTTATCGGCTCTGAGGCTTTCGAGGGACGTTTAGAGGATGATGTTAGATTCTTAATCAATCATGACGGTATTCCTTTAGCTAGAACAACTAATGGAACTTTAAAACTATCTATTGATGAGAGAGGCTTAAAATATGAGGCTAAATTAAATCCTAATGTATCAACATCAAGAGATTTAATGGAGCTTTTAAAAGACGGAACAATTAACCAATCTAGCTTTGCTTTTATTGTAGAGGATGATTCTTGGGAGATTAAAGATGGAATGAATATTAGAACCATTAACAAAGTCTCAAGATTGTACGACGTAAGTGCAGTGACTTATCCAGCATATAATGAGGCATCTAGTTCGGTTGCTTTACGCTCAATGCAAGAGTGGAAAGATAAAGAAGAGGCTAAAAAAATTGAAGAAAATTTGGCTAAAGAAAAAGAAGAGGGCATAAAAGAAGAGATAGACTTAACTCAACGCTCCCTCGCTGAAATGCGTTTGAAAGTCTTAAAACACAAATTATAATATTTTTAAAAATGAAAAACTCAAAATCTTATAAAGAGGAAAGAGCTGAAATCGTTGAGAAAATGGAATCTCTTGTTAACTCAATCGAGGGACGAGATATGAATGACGACGAAAAAGGTTCTTTTGATTCTTTAAACGAAAAAGTTGAAAACCTAAACAAAATGGTTGCAAGAGCTGAGTCTTTTGAAAAGTTACAAGCTACTAAAGTTGTAAATGAAGAAAGACAAAATACTCCAAAAGAAATCAGAGATTATTCTTTCCAAGATGCTTTAAACCAAGCTGCTACTGGTCGTTTGGAAGGTCTTGTAAAAGAGATGGATCAAGAAGCTCGTAATGAGGCTCGTTATACTGGTCAATCTTTTAAAGGTATTGGTATACCTGCATCTATCTTAACTCGTGCTGCTGTTGCTACTGCTGCTGGTAATGCTACCGAAGTAATGGCTTGGACTGACCAATTAGAAAACAACTTAGTATTAGCTTCTGCTGGTGCTAATTTCTACTCTGGTGTAGACAATATGAAGTTCCCAGTATTTAGTGCAATCAACTCTGGTTTCGTTGCTGAGACTGGTGGTTCTGCTCCAGCTGCTAACGGTACTGCTACTAGTGTAACTTTATCTCCAAAGAAACTTATCTCAATTGTTAATGTTTCTGCTGAGGCTATCGCTCAAAACTCTTCTATTGAAGCTGCATTGAGAAGAAACATGGCTCAATCTGTTGCTGCTACTTTAGAAGCTGCTTTATTAGGAACAGGAGATGTATCTAATGCTCCTACTTCTATATTCGCTGACGCTGCTACTGGACCTACTACGGTTACTGCTGCTGATTGGTTATCTATGGAAACTGACTTAATTGCTAATGGTGTTCAATTACAAGGAGCTAGAATGGCTTACTTATTGAATCCATCTGCTTACGCTACCGTTAAAGCTCTTGCTCAAGTTTCTGCTGTTTCTCCAATATGGGACAACGCTAACAAAGAGTTGAATGGTTACTTTGGTTTTGTTTCTCCAAATGTTGGTAATGGCGGTACTGCTGGTAAAGACCACGCTTTAATGGGAGATTTCTCTAAAGTACACATTGCTCAATTCGGTGGTTTAGATGTTATTTATGACATTTACACTAACGCTGGAACTGGAGAGCCAAGATACATCTTGACTTCTTTAGTTGACGGAGATGCTGTTCAAAACGATACAGCTTTCGTTAAATTGATTGAGGCGTAATTTATTTAATATGGAGGGAGGAGAAATCCTCTCTCCTTTATTTTAAAACAATGGAATACTACAACTATAATTTTAATGCTTTAAGAGGGACTGACTTTGTTCCTTATGGTAAGTTAGTTTTAAAGACTGCTCCAGCTTCAACTCCAATTACTTTGGCTGAGGCTAAGGCTTTTTTAAGAGTTGATTCTGATTATGATGATGATGATACTTATATCACTTCTCTAATTAGTGTTGCTACTCAAGTTGTAGAACAATATACAAGAAGAAGATTAATAACACAAACATACATAATATATTATGATGAGTTCCCTCCTTACATTGATTTACAAATAGGAGAGGTCGCTAGTGTTGTGGAAATAAGATATTATGATGAAAATAATGATTTACAAAGACTCCCAACTAATCAATATGATGTTGACACTAGAGTAAGACCTGGAAGAATTTATCAATCTAATACTGGAGACTTTCCTAACACTTACGAGAGACCTAATGCAATAGAGGTTGAGTTTATTGTTGGTGGAAGTGCAAGTGATGTTCCAGCTCCAATAGTACAAGCTATTTATATAATTGTTGGTCGATATTATGAAAATCGACAAGATGTTGTCATGGGAACACAAGTAAATGAATTACCTTTAATGGTTGAGTACTTACTAACTCCTTATCGCTTTCTTGAGCTATGATAATAGGCAAACTAGATAGAAAGTTAAAACTATACACTCAAACCTACTCCACTAATGCTTATGGAGAGAGAGTAGTAGCAAATAATACTTTTGTGACCATTTATGGAGACTTTGACTTCAAAGGTGGGAATACTAGTTTTGATGCTGATGATTTAATCAATGCAGAGAGAATAGAGTGTCTAATAAGATACAGAACAAGCATAGGAGTATCTCCTCAATATTTTATTGCAAATGGATCAACTAACTACTCAATCAAGAGTATTAAAGAGGTAGGTCGAAAGGATGCAATGATTTTAACTTTAGAGAAAAACGATGTTGTTGATTTATCACAGACAGCTCCTAATCAATTTGTCTTTACTATTGACACAGAGAACACTTCAAGTGGCTCTAGCTTAAATACTCAATTTATGATGCCATTGGTCAGTGGTGGTAGTTATAACGCTACGGTAAACTGGGGAGATGGGTCAAGCGATGCAATAACAAGTTATAATCAACAAGAAGTCACACACACTTATAGTAGTGCTGGACAATACGAAATAAGCATTGAGGGAACATTACAAGGATGGCAATTCAATAACGCTGGAGATAGGCTTAAAATGCTTGATGTAAAACAATGGGGAGTTTTAGACCTATCTACTGATTCTGCTTTTTATGGATGTACTAATTTAGACGCTAGTGCTACAGATGCTCCAACTGTTTCTAGTACATCTTTTTATAGAATGTTTCAAGATTGTACTAACTTTAACGGAGCAATAGGTAACTGGGATATTTCAACGGTTAATAATATGAATAGTACTTTTTACAATTGTTCAACATTCAATAAGAGTTTGAATGATTGGGATGTTACAAGTATTATTACTTTTTCTGCTTGTTTTATTAGGTGTTATTCATTTGACCAAAATTTAAACTCTTGGGACACTTCTAATGCAGAAAATATGGGCTATATGTTTTACGATTGCTCACAATTTAACGGAGACGTATATAGCTGGGACACTACTAACGTAGAAAATATGAGCTTTATGCTCTACAACTGCGACCTGTTCGACCAATCTCTAGCAGAGTGGTCTATTGGAAACGTCACTAACTTTACTAACTTTATGCAGAACGCTACTGGTCTTAGCACATCTAACTACGATGCAACGCTAATATCTTGGGCATCACAAACAGTAAATAGTGGATTAAGTATAAACTTCGGTGGCTCACAATTTACAGAGTCTGCTTATGCTTCAAGATTCAGCTTAATAGAGGATGATAGTTGGACTATTGTTGATGGTGGCATCTTTAACCCAACACCAGCCGATTACATAAGCATACTAACAACAAGAGTAGTAGCTGCTGGAGGGGTAGTTGAGAACACTACAGACAGCCAAGCATTCTTACAAACATTAAACGACATAAGCTAATGGCAGACGGACTATTAAATAAAGCAAGTATAATCTTAACTCCTACTGGTTACAAGGCTGGTACGCTTTACAACGTAGCACCAGTAGTAGAGCCTTATGAGGACTTTGACTTTGCTAGAGCTAGTGTTGCTAGTCGAGTTAATTCTAGTGGCTTAGTCGAGATGGTAGGACGTACTCTTGGTAGTGAGTTGGTTACCAATGGGGATTTTTCTAATGGTACAACTGATTGGACTAATGCAAGTTCTGATACTTTTGAAGTTGTTGATGGTGGAGTAGGACATAGCACTTCTTTACATATAGTAGTTTCTGCTGTAAATAGAGGTGCTTATCAAAGTGTTTTTGTTGCAGACAAAACTTATTACGTCAGTTTAGATTTGAAAGTAGTTAGTGGTAGTGTTTACATTGGAAAAAACACTAGAAAATTAAATAATCAAAACTATAATAATTCAGATTGGCAAACTATAACAGGTTATTTAGTTGCTATTGATGATAAAATAAGAATTTATAGCAATGAGGCATCTGAATTTTATGTAGACAACGTATCAGTCAAAGAAGTAATAGACACCAACAACATTCCAAGAATAAGCTATGATAGTAATGGAGAGAATGGTCATATATTGTTAGAGCCTACTTCTACTAATCTTATTACTTATAGTGAGGATTTTAGTGAGTGGGCGAGTAGTAACGCTACTTTAGAAAGTGGT